GCTGGCCGGTCAGCTCGTCGCCTGGGTCGGGCGATCGGTCAACGGGAACGTCTGCGAATCGACGCCGACATCGTTGACGGTGCCACCGACTCCCACGCCGGTGACGACTGCGGTAGCGGTCCATTGCGGATTGCTGGCAGATGGTGCGCCAGGTCGGAACGTGCCCGCCACGGTGATCGTGCCGTCAGCGTCTGCGATCGCTGCCCACAACAGTTGTGTGACCGCAGTAGCGTCAACGTCGCTGAGGTAGTCGATCTGCACTTCGTACGAGTCGTTACCAGCGGCGAAAGATTTACGCTGGCCGAACGTCGCCGGGATTTCGATCTGATCGCGCATGGCCGAGAACGTAAACGCGGTGATCTGGTCCGAAACGTCGGTTCCGTCGATCTCCAAGTTGCCGGTGAGGATGAGTGGGGCGAATGCCATAGCTAGCTGCTTTCTGTCAAGTTGGGGTGGGGATCATCACTTCGATGTTGACCGTCGCGGATTGGGCTTCGATCGTGCCGACGGTGATGGGGAAGAAGTCGAGAGACTCGACGACGCGCAACGCTGCGAACGTGTCGCCGGTCCTGTTCGCTTTCAGCGTGGCGACTGTCGCTGTGACCAGCTCGAGCAGCGCTGTTTCGCCGGAGTGAGGATCGGCCGATCTGGTCACGATCACTACCGGCAGATCAAGTCGCCAGTAGTTAGCCGTCACCGTATGGTCAATGCGAGTGGGGAGCGCGACGGTAATCGACGGGATCTGTGCAGCGCCCGGCAGGTAGCTGTAGGTCTGCGCGACCGTCGACAAGATGTCAGCGATCTCGTCGCGGACCGCTTGGACGCTCACGCGAACCCACTTCGAGGGACAAGAAGCGCCACGGCGTCGGCGTCCTCGGCTGAGATAGATACGGCGACCTCACCGCCGAACGCGTCGCGGCCCTCGGGAGTGTCGCGCCGTTTCCACAGTCGAGCGGCGATCAGCGTTATGGCGATCTCTTGGTCATCGGTTGCCGGGTCGTCGATGTAGTAGTCCCGCGCTAGGCGCGAGATAGCGGCCGCTATCACTTGCTCGAGGATCGCGAGCTCGTCACCCTCGGGGAGCACGAAACGTCCCCATGTGGCGACCGATGCGGCCGTTACTGCCATCAGCGTGACCGTTTCCAGTCGCGTAGACGGTCATGGTAGGCGCTGCGGCTTTCGCCCGCCTCCCATACCGGGCGGACGGTATGGGAGACGGGGCGGTCCTGGGAGGGGTGCGACAGCATCGACTCCAACACGGCTTTTGTGGCGTCCGCGGGGTATGCCATCCCGCGGGCGTCTAGCTCTGCTTGGAGTTCGGCTTTCGTCACGGCGTGACGTTCACGATCTGGACCAGCCCGGACGCGTCGGCCGCACCGAACGCTGCTTCCTGGTACATGGCGACATCGCGGCCGAGCTTGGCGGGAACGTCGGCGGTCATCGTGCCGATGGGGCCGAGAGCCGTCACGAATGCTTCGCGCACTCCGATAACGCCCTTGATGCCAGCGCCCAGGTCCGGCTCCACGTACCACGCAATGCTCGAGATCGACCCGGCGGTGGTCGTGGCGGTGAACGTGCCGTTGGCGTTCATCGGGTTGATCGACGGGTACAGCGGACGGCCCTCGGTGTCCTTCGCCTTGCCGAGCGCCTTCCACAGGTCCACGGAGAGCGCCATCAACTCGGCCGGACGGCGGAGAGCGGTCGCGGCCATGAACGCGCCGGACGCGTCGATAACCAACTCGTCGAAGCTGTCAGCGTCGACATACTCGAGGGCTGCGTTACCGGACACACCGACAGCGGCGGCGGCGTTCAGCGCGGTGAGTGCTGCGGCGTTGACCGCCTGGGCCAGCTCCCGCGTGTAGAGACGCATCAGCTCCGACAGATAATCGGGCTGTGCCCGCCGGATCAACTGGATGGACACGTCGTTACCGCCTGCATAGGTGTCGATCGCCCATTGGACCGTTTCGATCTCGGGCGTCGTGGAGTCGACCTCGGTTTTCTGGGTTGCCTGCTTGTCGACCGTCGGGCGAGTCGTGACAATGGGCTGAGAGATCGACATACCGGACGATGGGAGCGGCCGCGACCTCCACGAGTTCACCGTAGGCGTGTAGGTGCGGGCCAGGTCGATCACCTCGGTGATCCACTGCTCCTGAATCATTCCGGCGGCATCGCTGGTGAGCACGTCAGCAAGTGCCCGCTGGTAACGCTCCAGGTCGTCGCCGGCGATCTCACCGAACGCGGCCGCGCGGGCGAAGTGGCCGAGCGACTCGAAGCGGGCGGGTGCGGCGACACGCTGCGCGATGTGTGCTGACGGTGCGGTACGTGGTGCGGATCGCTGCTCGACAACCTCGACAACCTCGACGGGTGGTGCGGTCTCTGCTTCGATGACGGTTTCGTTTTCCATTTCTGGTTCTCCTTGTGGTTCGGGTTCTGGTACTGATCTGACGGACAAGACCGGCGCGTCCAGCGCCGGGTCCATGACGAACGCAACGCGCCGGAGCTGTGCGGCCGATCTGATGACGGTCTGAGCGCCTGCCGGGACCGGCTGGTCCAAGAAGTCGACGGAGACCGAACGAAGGATGCGCGCCTCGATGTCTGCGAGCGTGTCGGTACCGACCGCCGATCGTGACATGCGGATCGTGCCGTACAGACCGTCGAGCCGGTCATCTACGGCGGTGAGCAGTCCCACGATAGGGCCGTCGTGCTCACGCTCGACTAGCACGCGCTCGAGGTCGACCTGGAGACCGCCGCGTACGAACGTCTCAACGTACTGGGCGCGGCCGTTGCGGTCCGCTACAGGCTGCGGCTTGTCCCACGGTACGAGTCGGACGGTGACGGTGCGGCCGTCGTCTGCCAGTTCTGACACCAGATCGGTGGCTACTGCGCGTTGGAACGTGTCGGTCATGTCGGCATACCTACCGGTGTCGTGTCGGGCTGGAGCATTGCGTAGGTGTCCAGCAGTTCGGTGGGGTCCAGATAGATGGTCGGGTCGCCTGTGAGCGTGCGGAACGCGGATTCCCAACGGGCCATCCATGTGGGCTTCAGCGATAGCGCGATCCATCGGCGCATTTCGTCTGCGATGTTCGCATAGGTCAGCGAGTAGCCGTTGCTGGGTGCGTTGACGAGACTGCCGGGCATGTTGAGCAGTCGGGCGACCTCGGCCGAGCAGTAATCCAACACCGAGAGAGTCGCGGCCAGTTCTCCGGTCGACTGTGGGATCTCCAGCGAGATGGTCGGGTCCATGACGGCGGGTCGGCGTTGCTGGCGGGCCGTGATCCATTCCGAAACGATTTCCTGGGCGCGAGTCTGACCGGACGGTAGTACGGCGTTGCCGAGAGCGTGCGACGACTTCAGGATGCTTGACGGGTTGCCGCCCTGGGCGAAATAGTCAATCATGTAGCGGTAGGCGTAGCCGTACATGCTGAGCGCCTGATAACAGCGATGCAGCGGCGACTCACCGAGCGGACCGCGGCGCGGATCGTTCAGCAACGGGATAGCCAAGATGAGATCGTCGGGTACTTGGATGCCGTCGATCATCCAGCCGGTAGGGCCAGACCATCCCACGCGTAACGGGTCGATGACCTCGGCCGATGACGTGCCAGGTGCCGGACGGTCCAGCAGTAGCGTGGCGTAGCCGTGCCAGAACATTGCGAGCGTACCGGCGTGGACGAACGCGCGATAGTCGCTGTCGGGGTCGGGTCGGGCGATTAGGTCTCGGACTCGAGGGGTGAGCGGTGCTGTGCTGCGAGACCGGGCGGGCATCGCTGCCACGGTGTCCGCGTGCAGCGTGGACGCGCCTACCGTTATCGGGAGATCGTCTACGTCGACGGGCAGACCTTCGACGCGGGCGTTGGCCAGGTAGCCGATTACCTCGGAAACTAGCGACACGTCGGAGCGTACGAATTGCTCTAGGTCGTCAGCTTTCGCGCGGCGGAACATCACGTAACGGACAGTAGAACTAGTGGATACCACTTCCGAAGGATTCTCCGTAGGTTGCGCGATATGCGCCTACGGCGTGCGTAGCGGCGAGTAGTGGCGACAGCTCGACTATGGAGCGGCGGCGGTCCCATGCCCACGCGTCACCGAGCTGGCGAGATATTGCGGCCTCGGCAGCGGCGTCTAGCCGTGGTTGCGAGTCGTGCTCGATCTCGCCCGCTGTCACGGCGTCGAAGAACGCTCCGCAATGAGTGACAAGCATTCCGGCTGTGACCTCCTCGACGGGTACGCCACCGATCGCTAGCGCGTCGATGAGTGCGCCCGCGCCAGCTCGACGGTCTGCCAGTAGTCGAGCCGGGCCGAGCTGGGCGACAAGAGCGGCGATCTCGCGGACTGCGCCGCCGGATACTGACTCGATCGTATGGGTGAGCACGGCTAGCCGTTTCGACTGTTTCGAGATTCCGGCGACGGCTACGGCGACCGACTCGCGGTCTGCGGCGACATCTACCGCCATCGTGACCGGGTGCGGCTCTAGGTCGATTTGCGTAGGCCGCTGGTTGGCGCAACGTATCCACGCGCCCGCTGGGAGCTTCGCGCTCATTGCCGTGGTCGGGCGGCGACAGAGATAAGCGCGGTCGAATACTTCAGGGGTGAGATTGGCTCGACGCTGCCGGATTCGTTCCGGGTCGATCGTGTGACCTAGCGCTGGCATACATCGCGCCCACGTTGCCGGGTCGTCCCGGTCGTCGTCATCGCCCGCCGACCACTCGAAATAAGCAACCTTCGTTGTCGGGTCGGCCAGGCTGGTGGCTCCCAGCTCTTGGAAGTGTTGCAGCAGACCGTCCGAGCCATCGCCCACGGTCGACACTATCCACAGCTGCGGGTCCGGTCTCGTTACCGTCGTCGGCTCGAGCGCTGTGACAACGGTCAGGTCATCGTGCGAGAAGGCTTCGTCGAGTCCTTTACCTTCACGCCGCACCAAACCTTCTTCCGTCACAGCTCGAAGCACTTTCGA